CCGCAAGATTGACCCGGCCACCGCGGGCGCCGTGCAGGGTCCGTGGAAGCCGCGCAGCGTGAACAGTTCCGGCACGTGGAGTCTGGACGACATCCGCGCCGAGTGCTCGAAGCGGGCCGCCGGTCACGAAACGCACCCGCCCGAACCCACCCCACCACCTGACACAGGAGATACCGACATGACCCAGGAAGAGCACGCCATCCTGCAGCGGATCCTGGACACGCTGCTGACCGACGGCGCCGTGATGGCCGGCTACCCGTCGATGTGGACGATGGCCACCCAGACGAATTCGGCGTGTTATCCGAACGGCGTCGACAAGGAGAACGTTGGCCAGCTGGCCGCCAAGATGGCCGTCGACATGGGTTTGGGGGGTGAATGACCGGCGACGCGGTGGACCTTCGCCCGTCGCTGTACCGAGTGGGGATCACCGCTCTGATCATCGCCGCCGCCGCCAACATCCTGCTGTGGCGGGTGACCCGCGGCGATGACACGTTCGCCAGCATCATCGCCGTCACGTCCGGTGTCGTCGCCGTCGGTCTCATCGTCACCAGTGGCGGTGTGCTCGTGCAGTGGCGCCAGGAGACGCTGCTGCTCGCTTTCAGCATGTGGACGGCGAACGCCGTGGAGTTCTGGTTACAGAACGGCCCGTCGTGGGAGTCGAGATTGCGCCAATGCGGGTTCTACGCCGCCTTCGCCGTGCTCGCCCTGGGGACGTGGCTGGCCCAACGCGTCGAAGAGAGCGACTGACGTGGACGGCACACAGATCGCCGCCCTGCTGTCAGGTGTCGTGCTCGCCGTCGCCGTACGCCTGTCCAACATGATCACGGCGTGGCTGGCCAAGGTGCTCGGCGTCAACCCGCCGACACCGATCCCCGAACCGGACCAGAAACCGGGCACCCCGGGCACCGGCCGATCTGCGTCATGACGAAAGTCAGGCGGTCAGGGTCACGGTCCACGGGTCGCCGGCCACCATCGCGTCCCACATCGCCGCCACCGCGGCGTAGCTGACGGCGAGGCCGGCCGACTCGGCGCGGTGGATCACACAGCCGATGCGGGCGAGGCGCTCGATATCGACCATGGACCATTGCCGCGGGTTACCGCTGCCCCACCCCGGCACCGACGGCCACACCGCGCCCGAGCGAACCCAACGGTCCACGACGCTGTACGGCAGACCGGTCGCCGCGCACGCCTCGACCGTGGAGAAACTCAGGCGCTCATCGAGGACCGTGACCGGCATGGCGAAAAGGCTACGCGTTCGCGGTTCATCTGAACATGCAATCCCCCAGGTCACGTCTCTGGATATGCGGTGCGCGACACCGGTTATCCCCAGGCCGCGTCAACGCGAGTCGCGTAGCTCGGTAATGACCATCGCCGCCAGCTGGTCCGGGAGCCCGGAGCCTGTCACGCGGCCGTTGTCGGTAGGCGCAACGCTCGCGACGTCGCCGCCGTCCGCCCGGGCGACACCGCGGTGTACACCTGAGTCGTCGCCACCGAGGCGTGGCCGAGCAGGTCGCGCACGGCGAGCAGGTCGCCGTGCGACTCGGCGAGTGCGCTGGTGGCGCAGCGGTGACGCAACTGATGGGCGCGCACGGTGAGACCGGCGGCAGCGAACACGGCGGCGACACGCTGTGACACGCGCGCCGCTGATAGACGCCGCGCACCGTGGCCGACGAACACCGGCCCCGACGTCGACACGGCGAGCACGGCCAACGCCGCCACGACGTCCGGCGACAGGTCGACCATGCGTTCGCGCTGGCCTTTGCCGTTCACGATGACTGTCGCCGCCGACAGGTCGATATCCGCCCAGTCGAGCCGGGAACACTCCACGCAACGGAGCCCGGCGCAGGCCATCAGGGCGATCATCGCCTGCACGGCGACGTCGGCGCCCGCCAGCGCCCGGGCGATGTCGTGCTCGGCCGCCGGCCGCGGCAGATACGCCGGCACCCGCGGCCGGTCGGCGAGCTGCGTCGGATCGTGGCGCACGAGGCCGTCGCGCTGCGCCCAGCGATAGAAGGCGCGCAGCATCGTGTGCAGGTTCCTGGTCGCCGCCGGGCCGACCGCCCGCCCGGCCGCCCACCGTTCGACGTCGACGTGACCGGCGTCGATGTCGCCGCGACGCCAGTCGAGCCAGTCGCCGGCGATCGACAACCGGGCCGAGACCGTCGCCGGCGCGTAGCCGCGGGCGACCATGTAGCGCCGATAGTTGTCCAGTCGAAGATTGCGGGTGCTAGCACATCCGCCAGTTTGTGCCATAGTGAAGGCCCGCAAATGTAACCGAACAGAGCCGAGACTCAGGTAAGTTACAAGCATGAAGTTTGAGAAGTACCCCGAACCGTTCGTGTCCGGCGCCACCGTCCGCGCCCACATGGGCGACGTCACGTCCGTCACCCTGTGGCGCTGGTGCCAGGACGGGTGCCCGTATCACCTGATGCGCAACGGCCGGCGGATGTACCGGCTGTCCGAGGTCGAGACGTGGATGTTCGGCGCTGAGCAGGAGGACGTGCGGTTCAAGCGAACCGATAGCACGACGGGCGAAGGCGCCGCATGAACCCGGCCGTCGAGTACGTCGGCCGCGTGCTCGATGACCCGGCATGCACGCTGTCGACACCGGCCCGGTTCGTGCTCGCCGAGCACGCCCGACACTGGAACCGCCGCAGTCAAACGAGTTGGATCGGACAGGGGCGCGTCAACGACGACGGCACCAAGACCGGCCTCATGAAGACCACCGGGCTGTCGGAACGGGCCATCCGCTACGCCTTCCGCGAGATCGAGGCATCGGGTCACGCGGTGCCCGAGGCGCGCCCCGGCAAGTCGACGGTCTGGCGATTCCCGGCCGTGGACGCCGTCCTGGCCGAGACCCCGGCACCTGGTGCACCCCTGCACCTGGTGCACCCCTCCCAGGCGACCCCGGCACCAGGTGCCCCCCGGCACCAGGTGCCCCCCTCGAACGAACGGAGGGCGGCACGTCGTGCCCCTACCCCGGCACCTGGTGCCCCTACCCCGGCACCTGGTGCCCCCGAACCTCTTAAAGAACCTGTTGTAAGAACCCGCGCGCTCACCGTCGAACAGGTCGCACAGTTGCCACCGAACGACGTGTTGAGATGTCCCAACTTGCCAGCACGTCGGAACGCGTGGTGTCACGCCGACTGTCCGCTGTGTCACGGGATGGGCCACGTCCATGTCGAGCAGCTCCTAGAACGCGGGGCACTATGACTGGCCGGCGGCATCTGCGCCTCGTCGCGTTCGGTGACGACGTGGACCCGCCGCCGCCGCCGACACCCGAAGAGATCGAACGCGAAGAACGCTTGTACGCGGAGACGCTCGCCGTGTTTGAGCGGCGCGGCTGGCATCCGGCCGTTACCGCTATCGAAGCGGCCATGGCACGGCGGCGCTCGACGGTCGCCGACCAGCGGGCGCGCTGGCAGGCACACCGGTGGCCGCCGCCGTGATCGCCGCCTACGCCATCGCCGGCGGACTGATCATCGGCGCCGTGCTGTACGCCGTCGGCATCGTGCTTGACGAGGTCGCCGAACATCACCGGGTGCGGCGTCTGGCCGACGACATCCGCCGCCGCCAGCTGGCCGCCGAACACCGACGCAACGGCGTCCACGATCACCGGCCGCCGACATGATCCGGCCCGGCCCTCCGTCGATCGATCCCGGCCGCAGCCCTGGCGGCGTCGTGTTCCACGCCTACGACGACAGCGGCCGCCTGCTCGCCACCGATCACGTCGCACCCGGCGACGACGTCCAGGCCCACGCCGAGCGCACGGCCGATGCTGCATTCGATGACTACGGCGCCGAGCTCGTCGTGCTCGTCGCCTACGACGGCGACACGGGCGCCCGCTTCACCGTCAACGACTGGACCAGCGCTTGACCGCCCACCTGACCGCGGCGCAGGCACGCCGGCTCGGGATCGACACCGACGCCGACCGGGCGACGCACGTCGCCGCGACCCAACCGCGCCGCACCCGGCGCGCCCTGCCCGGTCACGGCGTCTCGGTGTGCCACACCTGCGGCGAGACGTTCACGACCGCCGCCGCCGAGACCCGCCACGTCGCCGACACCGGCCACGCCCGCTACGAAACGGAGATGAACCCAATATGACCAAGCCCATGTCCCGATTCAATGTCGAGGTCACCGAGCGCGACATCGCTAGAGCAACTGCCACTGACTCGTATCGCTGCGTGGTCGCGCAGGCCGTGGCCCGGACGATTCCAGATGCCACGCGTATCGAGGTCGATACTCAGTCCATCCGCTTTACGCGAGATGATGCGCGGTTCATCTATCTCACCCCGTACGCGGTCCAGGGATACGTCATCGCGTTCGACGCGGGCGAACCGATCGAACCATTCAGTTTCCAGCTTCGCAACCCGCAGCGCGTCGCCCGACGCGTTCGCACCGAAACCGGTAAGGCGGCCGACCGCGCAGCGTTCCACGCTCGAAAGGACCCACTCGTGCCGCCCACGGATGGCACGAGCACACAATCGAAGACGCCGAAGGCGAAGCCAAGCAAGCCGAAGGACGACGCCCGCGCTGCCTATGCCGCGGGCGCGGCCGCAGCGAAAGAACCCTTGCAGAAGTCTGATGGCGGTCGGCGCTCGCCGCCGCGCGTATTCAAGGCGAAGCAGCGCAGCTATGGGCACCGCCTACTTCGTATCAACCAGGTCACTGAGTGAGCGCCACTCTGGTCGCTCACATGCTGCTGACACTGGCGCGCGACAAGGATGAGGCGCCGCGCGATCGGCTACGCAACGCCTACGCGTTCATGTGGGACGGCGAGAATCAGGTCCGCCGCCGCGGCGATCTGCTCGGCCGTGACTCAACGGTCCACCTGACCAAGACACTGAGACGCTTGGAGGCAATGGGTCTGATTGAACGCTCCGGTCTGAATATTCGGATCATCAACGCCGAGCGGCTACGCACGTTCGCCTTCACCACACCCCCGGTCTACGATCCGACCATGAGTGATACGCCGACCACGCCCGATCCGCTCGACCCGGACGCGCCGGCCGACCCGGATGCGCCCGACGATCCCGACCCCGGCCGCTAGAGCGCTGGTCGGTAGCCGGCCACCCTTGGGCCACCCCGCCCCGTCAAGCCGCGGGGAAGTCGTCTCACCCGGCCGGCCGGACACCTCCGTGTGTGTGCCGGGTGGGGCGCACCGACCCGGTTCGGTAGCGGCTCGACCCGTCGGCGAAAAATCTGCGCCGTCCCCCGCGGCGCTGTCCGTGTCCGTCGGTGGTCGCGACCCGGTTTTTTGTGGTGGACCCGGACAGCCCCCCAGTGAATCGCTCTCCCCCCCTCCGCTTCGGCCCGTTCACCGTCGCATCGTCCACGATCCCGCCAGATCGCCCACGTTCGTCGCTGCTGGCCGCAAACGGTCCCGGGGTACATCGGGGACCAGACTGACGGTATGGCGAATCCTGCGTACGCCTCGGTCACGTACCGGCGGAATCGGGCCGACCTGCTCGCCGGCGACCCGGTGTGCGTGCACTGCCGGCGGCGCCCGGCGACAGAAGCTGACCATCAGCCACCGCTGAGACTGCACGCCCACGTCGAGCACTCCGGGTGCTGCCGGCTGGTGCCGTCATGCTCGACGTGTGCGCGCCGGCAGGGCGCCATACTTGCTGGACGTGGTCCGGCGCCGCGGTCGACCCCGCCACCCGTCCGCCAGGTGAACGCTTCGGCCGCCGCGCCGGACCCGACCGGCTACCCGCCCGACGATCCGATCTGGGCGGTGCCGTGGCTGGACGGTCTGCGGGCGGTGCCGGCCGATGCGACGTGGCCGCGTCTGATGACGCCGCCGCACCCGCGCGCCGTCGACAGCTACGGCGCCGCGCTGGCCGCCTACGCGCTTGAGCGCACCGGCAAACCGTTGCGCTGGTGGCAGCGCCTCTACGGCGCCCGCGCCCTGGAATGCGACGCCGCCGGGCTGCTCGTATGGGACGCCGCCGACCTGACCGTCGCCCGCCAGGTCGGCAAGTCGTACCTGATGCGCGAGACGTGCCTGTGGCGCATGCACCAGGGCGACCGTTGGGACGCGCAGACCGTCGTGCACACCGGCAAGGACCTGCCGGTCTGCGTGGAGATTCAACGCCCGGCGCGCCGCTGGGCGCGCAGCGAACGGTTCGCCGACGTGTACAAGGTGCGCGACGCCAACGGACAAGAGATGATCGAGCTACTCGCCGACGGGTCGCGGTGGCTGGTCAAGGCGAAAGAGTCCGTCTACGGACTGACTGCCAGCATGGCCGTCGTAGACGAGGCGTGGGCGGTGCCGTCCACGATCATCGAAGAAGGACTAGTGCCGACGATGGTGGAGCTGCCGGCGTCACAGCTGTGGCTGGTGTCGACGGCGCACCGCAAAGCGACGGCGTTGATGGTGAACCGGCGCAACACGATGCTGGCCGACCTGGACGCCACCGGCGGCGATCTGTGGGTCGAATGGTCGGCGCCGCCCGACGCCGACCCGGCCGACGAGCAGGCGTGGCGCGCCGCGTCGCCGCACTGGACGGAACGCCGCCGCCATCTGATCGCCCAACGCCTCGCCGCCGCCCGGGCCGGCGAGTCCGACGACCCGGACGAACCGGACCCGATGGAAGCGTTCCGGGCGCAATGGCTGAACCGGTGGCCGACCGTACGCCGCCGGCCGGGCCACGGCGAACCGTTGCTCGCCGACGGCGCATGGCAGGCCTGCGCCGGCGCCCTCGCCGGGATCGCCGGCCCGGGCGTCGTCGCGTTGGAAGAGAACCGCGGCACCGGCGCCGCCGCGGCGTTCGTCGCCGGCGACGGCGCCGGCCGCTTCGAAGTCGACGGCCGGGCCTGCGCCTCGTGGTCCGAGGCGATCGACCTGGTCCGCGGCTACGTCGCCGCGAGGCCGGGCGCCCGGCTGATCGTCGGCGCCCGCATGAACAACCAACTGCCGGCCGACCTGCCCGGCCGCATGGGTGCGACCCGCGCCGGTTCCACCGAGACCGGCCGCGGGCTGGTCCTGCTGCGCGCCCTCACCGCCGAGCGGCGCGTCGTCCACGATGACACCGCCGACCTTGACGACCAGCTGGCCCGGGCCCGCGTTCACAACCTGACCGGTGGCGGACTCGGGCTGGTCAACAACAACGCCCGCACCGACCTGCTGCGGGCGACGCTGTGGGCACTGGACGCGGCGCAGGCGACGCCGCCGACACCGGCCGTCCATTGAACAGAGCACCGGATGCTCTATCCGACGGAGTGCTACGGGTAGTAACGTCACGGGTCCGTGGACATGACGCGCCCGCCGCCGTCGGGCCGCTACGCCTCCCGGGCGCTGATCCCACGCGGCGACCAGGTCACCCCGGACCCGCCGGCCGACCCACGCGGCGACATCACACCGAACGCCAATCCGCCCGTCGGCACCGTCGGCGCCGACGTGCCGGCCGGTGTCGGCGATTCCAACGTGATGTATCCGGGGTTCGTGTCGGCGACGCCGTGGGCCGGCTGGCCCGTCGGATGGGACACGCCGCTGATGGAACCGACGCCGGCACACTCGACGTTCTTCGGATTCGGCGCCGCCGACCCGGCCGGCTACCTGACCCGCGTCTCAACCGTCGGGACGTGCGTGGACATCAACAGCCGGGCCGTCGTGGCGATGGCCGCCTACGCCGTGCGCGGCGGTGTCCCGATGGATCTGCCCGACTGGTACCGCACCACCCCGGAACCATTGGAATACGCCGACTGGTGCGAGTTCATCGGCCTCGTCGTCGACGACCTGATGCTGCGCGGCGAAGCGATCCTGTGGGCCGTCGACTACTTCGCCGACGGGTTCCCGTCCCGGTTCGTCGCCGTCGACCCGAACCGGGTGATCCGCGACGAACACGGCGTGTACGAAGTGACACTCGACGACGGCGGCGTGATGGAGCTGGGCCGGGCCGGCGTCGGACAACCGGTCTGTCACATCAAGTACAAGCACGACCGGGCCAGCGGCCGCGGCTACGGCCCGCTGTACTGGGCCGGCCGTGACGTCGTCGCCGCCGAACTGCTCGACCGCTACGCCGACAACCTGGCCCGCCACGGCACGTCGTCGGTACTGTCGGCGCCCGGTGACCTGACCGCCAAACAGGCCGACGAGGCCCGGCGCGAATGGGCCCGGCTACGCGCCGCCAACCCGGGCTCGCCGGCCGTGCTTTCCGGCGGCATGACCTACACGGCGCAGTCGATGTCACCGCGCGACATGGCCCTGCTCGACCTGAAGATCTTCGACCTGCAGATGATCGCCAACGCCTTCGGGGTCCCGGCCGGCCTCGCCGGGCTCCCCCAGGCCGCCGGCGGACTGACCTACTCCAGCCCGGCGATGCTGCGCGACCAGCATTGGACGAACTATCTGCTGCCGCTGTGTCAACGCATCGCCGGCGCACTGTCGAACTGGGCGCTGCCCCGCGGGACCCGTTTCGAATTCAACCCGGACCGCTACCTGCAGCAGAGCTTCGCCGAACGGGCCAACGCCTGGGCGGTGCTGCACGGCATCGTCGACGAAGAAGGACGCCGCGCCGCCACCGTCCCCGAGATCAGGGTCGCCGAACGGTTCGCCCCGTGGGACATCGCCGTCGCCGACGCCACCACCGCCGACTCTGTTGTCGGATCGACCCGCGGCTAAGGGAGGGACCATGTCTGACCCGGTGACGATCGTTCGGTCGTACACGTCCGAGCTGACCTTGGAGGGACGCACCGTCGAAGGTGTCGTCGTCCCCTACGGCGTCGAAGCCGAAGTCGCCGACGACCTAGGCCCGACACCGGTGTACCGGGAGACGTTCACGCCGACGTCGTTCGCCGGACAGCTGCAGGGCATCGCCGCCGGCCGCGCCTCGTTCATGAACATCGGGTTCACGCTCGACCACCGCGACGACCTTGACCGCTACATCGGGTGCATGACCGACGCCGAATCGTCGGCCGCCGGACTGGTCGCCCGGTTCACGCTCCGCCACCGCGACAACCTGGATCTGGTCCGCTCGATGCTCGCCGAGTCGCACACCGGTCTGTCGGTGCAGGCGATCATCCGCCGCTCGAAGGTGCGCGCCGACGGCGTCGTCGAACGCCTCCAAGCCCACCTGGTCAACGTCGCCGCCGTGCCGATGCCCGCCTACGCCGGCGCCGGCATCACCGCCATGCGCGCCGCCGACGACGACCGGCCGGCGCCGACACCGATGCTGGACGCCGTCGCCGTCCGTTGGGGATTCGTCGACTAGCCGGCGTCGACGGTGTACGTTCTTTCACCGACGCCACCGAAGGCACCCCGCAGTCGCCACCCCTCCCCGCAGGCACCGCGCCGCCGGCACCCCTTGAGACGCCGCCAACACGTTCGTTGTCCGCGATCCACCAGGGAGTAGCCGAACCATGCCGACCGCCATTCAGGAACACGTCGAGACGCTGACCGCCCGAATCGCCGAGGTGACGTCCAACGCCGAGACGATCTACCGCACCGCCCGCGAAGAAAACCGCGACCCGGTGGAGTCGGAACAGGCCACCTTGGACCGCCTCGGCGCCAAGGTGGACGACCTGAACGCCCAGCTGAAGCTCGCCACGCGCGGCTACAGCGTCGACGCCGAGGTGCAATCGAAGCTGGACATGATCCGCGGCGCCGCCGCCCCGGTCGCCTACCGCAACGCCGGCGCCCTGCTGTGGGACATGCTCCACGCCCAGTCCGACGGCGACGCCGCCGAGCGCTACCGGCGCGGCATCGTCCAGCCGATGGCGTCGCGGGCCGCCGAACATCTCGGGCTCGACAAGGCGAACACGGTGGCGGTCGCCGGCGGATTCAACGGTCTCGTCGTCGCCCCGAACGTCGGCCCGGTGCTCGACCCGTTCCCGGGCGACATGCCGATGTTCACGGCCCTCAACCCGCAGACGATCACGTCGGCGACGTTCCAACGGCCGCGCATCGTCGACCCCGACTTCGACACGTCGCTGTCGGACAATCCGAAGGAGAAGGAAGAGGGCGAATCGAAGGCGTGGGACATCGTGATGGAGCCGGTGACGATGCGCATGGTCCGCGGCTACATCAACGTGTCCGAGCTGCTCTTAGAGATGGTCGCTGAGTCGCTCAACATGGTCGTCGTTCACATGAACAAGCGGCTGGCCGGCATGCTCGAAGGCAAGGCGATCGCCAACGTCGGATCGACCACGGCGTCGATCCCGTTGGCCGCCAACGCCACCGCCGCCGCCGTGCAGTCGGCGATCATGACGGCGTCGGGGATGGTCGCCGACGCCACCGGCGCGCTGGCGTCGTGGGTCGCCTTCGGTACGCAAGGGTTCGTGCGGCTCGGTTCGCTGACGAACCTGGCCGGCGATTCGATCGTGCAGGTCGGCGCCGGCAACGCCACCGGCCTCGAAGGTGACGTGTTCGGTTTGCGGCCGGTGTACACGCCGGGCATCGCCGACGCTTCGCTGTACGTCGGCAACGCCGCCAGCCAGGAAACGTACGAGCGGCGATTTCCGATCATGCAGGCGCTGGAGCCGGCCTTGTTCGGTCGGCAGATCGGCGTCGCCGGCGGGTATGCGTTCTACAATCCGCCGACCACCGAGTCGCCCGACGGCGGCACCACCCCGGCCAAGCGCGAGGGCATCGTCAAGATCGCCTGGGCCGCGTAGGGCCGAGATGGCCCGTCTGCGTTCCCGTTCCTATCCGCCGTCGGTGTGGACGCCGCCGCCGCCGCCGCCGTCAACGGGCGCCACCGCCGGCGCCCCGGGCACCTGGACGCCGCCCGGCTCGACCCGGCCGGCGTCGGTCGCCGCCCTCATCGCCAACCCGGTGACGGCGTCGCCGGACACGGCGTGGACGACCGGCCAATACGTGCAGACCGCCACCGCCGGCACGACCGGCCGGGCATCGTGGGACGGCGCGGCGTGGGTCTCGGGGGCGGTGCCGTGACCGTCACCGCGCCTGACGTGTCGGTGTGGTGGGATCCGGCCGCCGTCACCGCGGCGGCGCTGGACGTGCTCCGCTTGACCGACGTCGACGTCGACGCCGACCGCGTCGGCGGGCATGTGGCGACGGCCGGCCAGGCCGTGAATCAGGGTCTCGACCGGGATCCGGTCGACGCGTTCACGACGCAGACAGCACCGGTGCAGCTGGTCGACGCCCTCGTGCAGGTCGTCGTGGAGCTGTACCGCCGCAAGGATTCGCCGCCGACGTCCGTGGACGGCATGCTCGCCGGCGCGTGGCGGCCACAGTCGATCGATCCGCTGGCCGGCGTCCGCGCCCTCATCGCACCGTTCCGGACCCGGCGAGGCATCGGCTGATGGCCGGCACCGTGCGGGCGCACGCCGAACTGTTCGACGTGCTCGCCCCGGTGCTGCCCGGCCGCGTCTACCCGGACCCGCCGACCCGGCCGGCGCCGGTCGCGCCCGCCGTGTACATCGGCGAGCTCGCCGGCGCCTGGACCGACAACAACTGGACGGCCACGTTCAACGTCCGTCTCGTCGCCGACGGCGCCGACCGGGCCGCGCAGGCCCAGCTGCGCGCCATGATCGACGCCGTCTACGACGCCTGCGCGTCGTCGTCGTCGTGCTACCCCGACGCGGTGACGTGGGAGCCGTTCGACGTCGACGACGTCACCGCCCTGCCCGCCTACACGTTCGCCGTCGCCGTCGACATGGCGTCTGTCACCTGGTGCACACCGGCTACGCCGGCCGCCGTCCCGATCCCCGTCCCGATCCCCTGAGGAGTTCTGTCATGGCTGATGCTCTGCGTTTCAAGATCGAGAACGGCGTGCTGGCGTTCACACCGGTGGACCCGGCCGCCGTCGGCTACCTGTCGTCGTGGCAGGCGCCGGGCGGTAAGGCGATCGACGTCGTGATGCTCGCCGACTACACCGACGCCGACGCGCAATGGTCGTGCCAGGTGCAGACCTGCACGATCGACGCCACCGCCAACAACAACGACGAAACCGTCGACGCCACCTGGTGCGCGCCGTCGAAGACGATCCCGAATCCGGGCGAGACGTCGTGGGCGATCAACGGCACCTATCTGCAGGACACAATCGACGAAGATGGGCTGTGGCAGTTCTGCTACCTGCACGACACCGAAGAGTGCTACTTCTTCGTCGGATTGGCCGGCGAGTCGTCGGCGCCGTCGGCGGTCGGCCGGTGCCGGGTGCTGGGCTCGACGTTCGGAGGCGCCGCCCGCGTCGCGTTGACGTCGACGCTCGGCCCGCTGCCCGTGTCGCAACGGTTCGACGCCTGGGTCGGCACGCCGGGCACGGCCGGCTCGGTGATCGAAGGCTTGACGAACACGGTCCGACCCGGCGTCATCACGCTCACTGCGCCCGCCTCGGCGTCACCGCCGGCCGACGAGGCTGCCGCGTAGGTGTGGAGTTCACCGTTACGGCGAAAGGGTCGACGCTCGCGGAGTTGACCCGGAACACGACCCGTGACCTGCGCGCGGCGAACCGGACGGCCGGCCGCGAGCTGGCCAAGGCGGGCACGGCGGCGATGGGCAAGGGCGCCCCGCGCATGATGGGCCGGGCGTTGCGTGTCAAGGCGACGGTCGACGCCTGGCCGTCGCGTTGCGCCGTGGAGTTCAACCCGGCGCCGAAACAGTCCGGTGCCTGGGCGATCGCCGAGGCCGGGCGGCGTGGCGGCTACACCGTCAAGCCGCGGCGCCGCAAGGCGTTGGCCTACGCCGGCCGGTTCGCGATGGTGACCCATCCCGGCGCTGTTGGCGGCCGCAGAGCGTGGACGCGGGCCGTCGCCCGGCTGGTCAAGGCGGTCGACACGTCGCTGCGCGACGTCTACGACGACGCGCTCGGAGCGGACTGATGCCGGCACAAAGACTGTCCTACAAAGTCGACGTCGACACCGGCCAGGCGGTGCGCGACCTGGCCCGCCTTGGTACCGCCGGCGCCGACGCCGGCCGCGACATCGCCGACGGGTTCGACACGGCGAAGTCGGCGAGCAAAGCGGCGCTCGACGCCTTGAACAACGAACTGGACAACGTCGAGTCGTCGGCGAAGGCGACGGCCGACGCCGTCGCCGCGATCAAAGCGCATCTGACCGTCGACGTCGACGATGCGAAGGTGGCCGGATTCGTGTCCGACCTGCGCGGCAAGATGGGGGTCGCCTTCGACGACATCACCGCCGACGCCAAACAGTTCGCCGACGTGCTCGAACGCGGCGTGAACCTCGACAGGACGACGTCGGAGATTCGCGGTGTCGGCACCGAGCTGGAGCACGTCCGCGGCGAAGCGGACCAGTCACGCAGCGTGTTGGCGAACATGGCCGGCAACGCCACCCAGGACCTCGGCGAGCTGGGCGGTGTGGCCGGCACGCTCGGCGTGACGATCGGCCAGCTCGCCGAGTACGCCACCGAGGGCGGCATCGGGCTGAAAGGTTTGGCCGCGGTGGCCGGCCCGATGGCCGGTCTGGCCGCGGCGTCGGCGGTGGCGTCGTCGGTGATCGGCGGGTTCCGTGACCGTGCCGAAGCGGCCAAAGAACACATGGAGAAGCTCAACGAGATATTTGTCGAGGGCGGCGACGTCGTCGGCCATTACGCCGAGATGATCGCCGACGTCGGCACGGTGTCGGTCGATTCGCAAGCGTCGCTCGCCGACGTCGGCTCCGAGATCCTGGGCATCGGCGACAACGTCGAAGACGTCACCGACACCCTCGACGCCGCCGGCGTGACCCTGCGCGAATACTCGCGTGGGGTGACCGGCACCGTCGCCGACGCCCAGGCGGTGCAGTTGGCGTTCGACCGGGCCGTCGACGCCGGCCGGATCACCGAGGATCAGTGGCGTGACCTGACGTCGGCGCTGGCCGAAGGCCGCACTGCCTGGACCGAAACCGCCGCCGCCGCCGACCAGGCGACTCGCATGATGGTGATGGGCACCGACGACGTCAACGACGCGATCAAGGCGCTGGCGATCAAAGACGACCCGTTGGCGGTGCTCACTCAGGGGATGATGAAGTTCGGCACGGTGATGATCGACCCGATCGTCGCCTGGCGGCAACTGGTCGGCGATCTACGCGACGGCCAGGCCGACATCGGCAACACCGGCGCCCTCGTCTCGGCGTTCGCCGACGCGATGGGTCTCGAAACCGATGAAGTGATCGCCCTCGCCCAGGCACAGGGGGAAGGCGTCAAGTCGACCAACGAACTGGAGGGCGCGACCCGGGACGCCACCGACGCCGCCGACGCCCAGAACGACGCCCTACGCGGCCAGGTCGACGCCTTGCAGGCAGTGATCGACAAACGCCAGGACATGATCGACTCGGTCGAGGATCTGGCGAAGGCGCAGCAGGAGTGGGACGACACCCTCGCGGCGTGGCCGGCGACCGTCGCTGGGTTCAACGCGGCGATGGACGCCGCCGACACGTCGGCCGAACGGACCGAGGCGATCAACGCCGAACGTGACGCCGTCGAGCAGGCCACCGACCAGTACGCCGCCGCCCTCGAATTGCGGTACAAGTCCCAGGGTGTCGAGTTCACGGCGTTGGACCGTACGAACGCGCAGGCGCACGCCTTGGCGTCGCTGGCCGGCACCCTCGGCGACGACGTCATCCCGGCGCTGGCCTCGTATTACCGCGACATCTTCAAGATTCCGGCGGAGCGCACGACCGAGTTCGAGCAAGTGCTACTCGACGGCGACCAGGCCGAAATCGAAGCGTTCATCGCCGCCAACTCGGGCACCAAACAACTGGAGATCGACGTCGCCGCCGACCAGGGGAAACTGGACGCCACGCAGGCCCAGATCGAGGCCGCCGCCGCCCCGCGCACGACACCGGTCACCGCCGAAGCGCACGTCATCGAGGCTAAAGGGGTGCTGGCGGCGTCGTTCCCACCCCAGACGATCGACGTGCACGCCGACACGAACCCGGCGAAACAGACGGCCGACCAGTTCCGCCGCGGGCAGGAACAGACACCGATCCTCATTCCGGTCAAGACATACGCCGCCGGCGGCACCGGCAAGAGCGCCGTCGGCCGGTCGACGCTCGCCGCGACCGGCACGTCGACGCTCGCCGCGGCCAGCATGTCGACGCTCGACGCGGCCGACGTGTCGACGCTCGACGCGCCGGCGGCGATGTCCGCCGGTGCCAGCTCGGCGCCGACGCTGGTGCCGACGCTGGTATCGGTCGGCCGGCCGGTCAACGTCAATCTGAGTGTGAGCGCGGCCGTGATCAGTAACCGGTTCGACCTGCAGCGCATCGTGCTCGACGCGATGGCCGAGGCGCAACGGCTGGGCAGGATCCCGGCATGACGACGCCACGCATCGTGACGGTGCCCGGTGTCCGCCCGGTGTTTCAGGTCGCCGCCGGCGACGCCCAGGTCGCCACCGGGCAGGCCCGCTACAACGCCGCTCACTACGACGTCTCCCCGGAGGCCACGTATGCCGGTCTGGACGCCCAATGGACCGACGACTCGTGCGACGTCATCGACGCCGCCACGTTCTACGGTCGGCAACGCTCAATTGACGCGTTCGACGTCGGCACGGCGACGTTTCGGGTGGCGAACCCGGACGGGCTGTGGGACTACCCGCCGACGAACCCGGCGACCCCGCTGACGCTGCGCCCCGGGCGCATGGTCCGCGTCGGTGTCATCGTCGGCGCCGCCCCGGCGGTGTGGCTGTGGACCGGCTGGATCGACGCCACGCAACCCGGCTACGACCCGGGCGCTGGTGACGTCGTCACCGTCAACGCCGTCTGTGCGAAAGGTGAGGCCGGCCGAGTCGAGGCCGGCCGCGTGTCGGCCGCCGTCGGCGCTCACGAAACAGTCACGGCCCGTATGGCCCGGCTCGCCGACGTCGCCGGATTCGCCGCCCACCGCCGCCAGTTCGACCCGACCGGCACGACGCTGCAGGCGACGCAGCTGGGCGGCCGAGTCGGCCAGCTGATGGACGACGCCGCCAAGTCCGGTGGCGGCGACGTGTTCGGCGACGAAAACGGGTTCCTCGTCTACCGCGGCAAGGACTGGCAGACCCGCACGGTCGGCACACCCGACGCGATCATCGGCAACCGCGGCGTGCCCGACGAAATCTGTCCGGGCGGCTGGGAAGTGTCGTTCACCCGGGCCGATTTTACGACGCGTGTCCTGTACGGCCGTTCCGGTGTCGACCCGGCCCAGCTGAACGACGACGCCAACCGTGGCCGCTTCGGAATCGAAACGTGGCCGATGACGTCGCTGCAAACCGAGTCCGACGCCGAGTTGGCGAACCTGGCCGCCCGAGCGCTGCGCGTCCGCAACTTTGATCGGGCGCCGCTCATCGCCGCCGTCACCGTCGACGCCGCCCGGCCCGGCGTCATCGACCTGCTCACCGCGGCGTCACCGTTCAAACCGTCGCTGTATGTGTGCGGGCACGTCGCCGACGGCCGGGCCGTGTTCACCCGCACCCTGTTCTGCACCGGCGTCGCCCATCAGATCGACGCCGCCCACTGGACGGCGCGCCTCGCCCTCGACGACGCCGCCCCGTGGCTGGTGCCGGCCAACACCCGCTACAACTCCGCCCACTACGACGCCGACGTGTACACGGTCGTCGCCTGAGGAGAACACCGCTATGGCACTCAGTCCCGATGTCGTGGTCGTCGCCCCGGGCGAACTGATCACCGCCGCCCACATCAACAACATCCGCGCCAACCTCGTTGGTCTCGACGCCGGCAAACTCGGTCTGACCGGCGGCGTGCTCACCGGCAACCTGTTCGTGCAGGAGCCGGGCGGCAACGGGTATTACATCCTGGACGCCGCCTCAGCGCTGCTGCTGTCGCTATTTCACACCGCCGGCCCGCCCAACTCGGTGCTGCTGAGTGGCGGGAGCAACGTGGCGCTACGCCACCTGACCGGCGGTTCGGACCGAATGACGATCCTGGCCGACGGGAACATGCTGTGGGGTACGAAGCTGGCCAGCAACAACCAGGTGGCCGGCATGGAGTTCCAGCCTCACGGCCGCCTCGACATCACGCAGACGATCGGCAGCGTCAACGTCGTGCTGGTCAAGGCTGGCGCCTCGCCCGGCAACGGTCAGGCGTTCACGTACTACAACAACGCCGCCGCCTCGATCGGTTCGGTGACGATGACGTCAGGACTGAACGGCGTGCTGTTCAACACGACGAGTGACAGGCGACTGAAGTCGCTGACCCGGATCGTCGACCCGGATGAGGCGCTGGACAAGGTCGCCCGGATGGAGCCGGTCAATTTCGTCTGGCGTGACGCTCCGGCCGCCGGCGAACAAACCGGATTCTTCGCCCAGGACCTGCACACCGTCGCCCCCGAAGCGGTCACCGTCGGCCGCGGCGAACCGGGTGACGAGGCCGACCCCGACGACCCGGCCAACCCGGGGTTCGTTCCGTGGATGGCCGACCATTCGGCCTTGGTGCCGACACTGGTGGCCGCCGTGCAGGCGTTGACCCGCAAGGTCGCCGACCTGCAAGCGCGCATCGAACAACTGCAAGGAGCGACGTCATGAGCTATTCGTCACAGGCCGCCCTGTCCGGCGATCAGGATTTCATTTCCCGCGTGTCGGCAGCGGCCGCCGTCGAAGTGGCCCAACCGGCCAACCCGGTCACCTGGGCCCGCGAGCACATCTGGCGCATTGCCGCCGCGCCAGGGTTCGCCGACGCCTACGAATCGGCCGTCGTCGCCGAGATCCCCAGGCCCGGTAACGACCCGGCCGTCATCAGCGACGGCCAAATCCTCTCCGCGGTGCAGGCCGAGATCGCGGCCGGCCCGTCATGAGCACCTTCGGCGACATCGAACTGGACGACGTGTGGGACGAGACGCCGACCATCGCCCCCGAACAGTTGGCGATGCGCATGCATTCACTGATCGCCGAGATCGACGCCTTCGGTGGCGCCGATTCGCCGGCGTGGGATGACCTTGACTTGTCGACGCAGGATCTGGCGATCGCCATCGCCGTGCCACTGGTGGAGTGGATCCGGGACCGGGAACCGGACAACCCGGCGCTGACGGCCCGCCACATTCACGACGTGCGCGTGTTCCTGTCCGGCGGCGTCGTCCGCCCGTGGGACGCCCTCGCCCCCGACGAACAACAGGTCGCCATCGACCTGATCGTGCTGATCCTCGATTGGCTGGAACGGCAGGGACCGAGATGACCGGCATCTACTACGTCGAGGCCGCCGATTGGCTACGCGCCATCGGCATCACCGTCGTCGAGGTGCAGGGCTGGCAGACCCGTGCCCGCAGCTCGGGCGGGTTCGCCTCGGCGCCGCTGGGCATCCAATGGCATCACACGGCGAGCAAGACGACACCGCAGAACGACACGAACTGGCAGTACTTCAGTTCGCCGGATCGCCCGATCGGCAACATGACAATCATGCGCGACGGGTCGGTGTGGATCGGCGCCGCCGGGGCGGCGAACACCGCCGGCAAGGGCGGCCCGATGACGATGAGTCGCGGCACGGTGCCCGTCGACGGCGCCAACTCGCGGACGTGGGCGTTCGAGGTCGCCAACAACGGCGTCGGTGAACCGTGGCCGCAGATCCAAATCGACGCCTACTTCGCCTGCTCGAACGAGCTCAACCGTCGCTTCGGGAACCAGCCGACCGACGTGTTCTCACACGCCGTCGGCACCGGCAACGGGTGGACGAACCGCAAGATTGACCCGGCCACCGCGGGCGCCGTGCAGGGTCCGTGGAAGCCGCGCAGCGTGAACAGTTCCGGCACGTGGAGTCTGGACGACATCCGCGCCGAGTGCTCGAAGCGGGCCGCCGG